TCGTCAAGGTGGCGGTCAAGACGGGCGAGGAACCCGTGTTGTTCTTCGGCGCCGACGAGGGCAAGGGTGAGTGGCGTGTCTTCTCCAACATGTATGAGGCACCCTTTCAGGTGGACTCGATTACCTTCCCCACGGTGGAGCACTACTTTCAGTGGTCCAAGGCCAAACAGTTTGGGGATGGCCCGATTGCAGAGAAGATTCTGAAGACACCCTCGCCAAAGGCGGTGAAGGCTCTCGGGCGCAAGGTGAAGGACTTTGTGAAGGAGGAGTGGGACAAGACCAAGGACGGTATCATGCGGATCGCTGTCAAGGCAAAGTTCGTCCAGCACCCCGATCTGAAGACCAAGCTGATGGAGACTGGAGTTCGCCCGATTGGCGAGGCGTCTGCGCGCGATAAGTATTGGGGAATTGGTACGTCGGTGGATACGTCCAAGGCAAATGATCCGACAAAGTGGCCGGGGAAGAACGTGCTGGGCAAAATGCTAGGTGAGCTGCGCACCGAGCTCAAGGAGTAGACTGCCTATAGAACGACTCATAGGTCAGTGCGGGGCCCACGTCCCGCTGAACACTCTGGGGCAGGTAGCGCTGGTGAAGCTTTTGCCCAACAATTGCCGTTGCCTGCTCAGCAGTGATCTCACCTTTTTCAATCTTTCGCTTGAGAGCAAGCATTTCAAAAAAGGTCGTGTCAAGGCGATCCTCGGCGTGCATCTGAAAAAGAGAAGGGTAATTGCAGTAGAGAACCTCATTCTCTGCCTGAAGCTTGGCCTCGTATTCAGCCTTGTTGGCCTTCAGGTGGGCCCACTTCTGCTTGCTCGCATCCATGGTAAACACAAGGGCTTGGATCTGCGTTGCAGTCAGGTCCGCATCGTTGATACCGCGCTGTCCCATTTCAACTTCACTCGGAGTGAGTTCGCGTGTCGCCATTTGTATTTATCAATACCAATGGCTTTAACTGGCTCATTAGCGACGCACACTCTTCGTGCGTGGTCATTCCGGTCAGAATGATCTGCCCAGTACGAAAGACCTTTGCGATCCACTTTGTCTGTGGAAAGTACACCTTCACCGCGGGATAGACCGCGGGTTCGTAGACCGTGGTGACACCCTTCTCTCGGAGTGACGCATACAACGCATCACGCGAAAGGTTTGTCGTCCCCACCAGCTTTGTCTTGTAATTCATCAGAACAACCCGTCGCACACTCGTCCACTCACCCGTACATGCCGTCGGGCACGTGGCCATAATATGCTCTCGTAACAAGGTCGTCACGTTCCGATCGTACTTTTCATCTAGAACGCCCGTGATATGAAACACGCCGTTCTGGAAGATTTTCACTGTAATCTCCTTGCGAAGAAGGGTGCCATCGCCATCCGACATGACGACAATTGTAATAGAGTTGTGCCCAAAGCCAGTTGTGCGCTTCGGGACGGCTGTCTTTGCCCGACGCTTGATGAGATCTCGCTTAGAGGAGCCGCGCTTGACAACGCCCTGCTTCTCCACCTTGATGATCTTGTCGGTAAGAGGAAGTTCATTTGCAAGCGCAGTTGTATCAAGCTTTACATTCATCGTGTAGAGGACGACCATCGTTGTGAGTGTAGGATGATCCATTGTTGGGACCGACTGTGTAGATCCAATCGGTTTCGTTTTTCCACGCATGCGAGAAGGAATGCGGAAACCGAGAAACAACGATGCAGTTGAAGGTCCGTATCGCTCTGCGCAAAAGAACCTCTTCACACGGAGTCAGCATCCATCCATCCAAGTATCCAAACCAAAGCGTGCCTGTCGTTTGATGAGCTGTGATTGACAGGATTGTATCTACAAAGTTGTCTTCCAACGAAAGCCGAGATAAATCGTAGCAGTCGGGGGGTTTAGGAATACGATAGGTGTAGATGGTGAGCATTACTAGACTTCTAGTGAGATGTTTAAGCAGCTCACGCCGCCGTACGCGGCTCACGCGTTACGCCGCCGTACGCGGCCACCGGATATTGCTCTTGAGTCCAGCCGCCTGTGCCGCGGTCAAGCGGCAGTTGCACTCACCCGCCAACTGGGTCTTCTTGCAGGTCGGGCAGCAATTGTTGACATATCCGTTTCCGAACATCTGACGGGCCACTTGGATCTTGGACAGCTCAGCATTCGCCGCCAGCCGGTCATTGATCTCCGGAAGCTGGGCAGACGACAAGCACGGCATGGTGTTCGTGATCTGCGATGGTTTAGCGTGTCTGCGAAGTTCACTCTGAGCCACCGCCTGACCCGCCGTGAACTCATTGTAGTTGGACGTATCCCGAACCTTGTGACCGCCACCGTGGTTGAACGTGGCAGGAGACGCGGTAGACGGCGCATTCAGAGCAAGAACACAGGCCGTCCTGGCCACGACTGTCTCCAGATTGCCCGATGCAGCCAGCCGCTTGACAATCTCTGTTTGGTGCCCAGCATCACGGTGGGGGCGCGTATCTGTGATGGTCACCATTCTTTGCTTGTAACGACCGAGGTATTCACTGCAGGACATCTTACTCTTATTAGGTAAAAAAAGAAACTCCTGAGTGAACAATGCAGAACACCGTTGGGGATGTCGGTACGTTTACTGGAGAGGGAGAGACATTGACGGGCACAGTGGTCTTTGTGGGTAACGTAAAAAATGAAGGTCCAATTATTATAGTTAGGACCAAGGACGGTGACGAATGGATGCTGAGAAATGACGGCACCCTGTTCACAAAAACCGGAGAGTCGTCAGCTGCAGGTGGTCGTCGTCGTCGCAAGACACGGTCCACAAGGGGCCTCAGGTCACGGTCCACAAGGGGCCTCAGGTCACGTCGTCGGTCTCTCAGACGCCGGGGTGCGTGAAGAAATGGCGGCGGCAGCACTCGCGTGTAAGTCCAAGCTCGTTCATGGCTAGGCCCTCTGCGGTGATCGTCGTTGTCTTGGTGAGATAGACCAAGTCATCCTTTTCGGGACGACCATGCTTCTTGCGGTAGGTCTTGACCAAACTCAGAAATGTCTTCCACTTGCCAGCGATGGGAAGATTGCATGTATAGCACTTGATTGGAATTGGAAAATCCATGATACCTTCTCTTGTGTTGAAGACTGGACTTCCGTTTTTCTTGTCTACCCGAAGAACAATGAAGAAGTCTGTTCTCTTGGTCGTCGTTGTTCTTGCTGTGATTGCTGCATTTGCCTACCTTGTGGCACGCCCCAGTCCTCTTCAGCAGAAGATCGCGTCTGATGTTCAAAAGGTGGCTGCTCGCTTTACACCCATGGAGTCCATTGATCTGTCTATGGCGATGAAACTGACGACCCACGAGGAACCTCAGATGCTGAACCCGCCCGCAAAGATCTCGCCTCTTCTGTTGTTTCCTCCTAGCTCGGAAGACCTGGCGAAACTTTCGGGCGAGTAAGCAATGAGCACGTTCAAAAAGTGGCTGCTTCTTGCGATTGTTGCCGTTGCGTTGTTTCACACCTTCGGGGGAAGTCTTGCGGATGTATTTGGCGGCGGGACGTCTCTGTTCACGCCTGCCCATGGATGGAATGAGGGGCTGATCTATATGCTACTGGCGATCGTAGTGGCGATTGCTGTGAAGTAAGTTAGATAGACCGAGCAACTATCACATAATGGAGCCCAATCCGCACCTCGTCTTCTCAAGTGTCTTCCTAGCAATACCCGGCATGTTCTATCTTATGAAGCAGGAGTATCCTGCTATGGTCTTTTCCTTTGCGTGTAGCCTGTTCTCTGCATTGCACCATGCGACGAAGCCGCGGTATCCACTGATATTGGCAGCGGATCTGTTCTTTGCGAACACGTCGGTTGCCTTGGCCCTTCACGCTGCGTCTCGTGGGCTTCCTATATCACTCATACCGACATTCATGTTTACGGTTGGCGCATATGGACTGTATCACTATGGATACAAAAATTCGTGTTTCGTGTGGGACCCTGATTTGGCCACTGCCACCCGCTGGCATACGCTTCTTCATATTGGAAATGGAGTTCTCGCTTCATGGCTCGTCGTTCTCACCACATAATCTCCATCTCTTGTACACTCCAAAACTCCGACGTGTTGTTTGGAAGCTGCCGACGAATGATATACGGCAACTTTCTCTCCGCAATCTCCTTCTTGGCAACGGTCCACACAAACATGGGGTCCGATGTCTTGAGTCCCTTCAAGTCAATTAGCGGCTTGGCACCCTCCGCGAGCTGCTGAGCGCGGGTCGCGATCAGCGTGGTGTATTCGTACTTGGTGAAGTACGGCTGTGTAATGCGAGGCTGCTTGATCATCTCGGCAACCTCTGCACGAAAGACGGGTTTTACTTCGGGGTGGAGATCGGCAGCGCTCATACTTACCCTTTACTTGGCAGTTCTTTTGTCCGTTTTAACTAAATACAAATGCCTACTCTTTCCGCTTCGGATTACACGGCGTTTATCAAGGCTCAAGCTGCGTCCCTCGCCTACCGCAACGGCGCCATTCCCAAGACAATTCAGACAGGCGCTCAACCTTTTCAGGTTCAGTCTGCACTGAATGCCCGTCTTCTTGCCAGCCAAGCGGCCTTGGTTGTGACGCCGCGCAATGCCACTATTGTCGGGACTGCCAGTGTTCGCCCTTTTACTGGAGAGGGGCGCGTGAACAATCCAAAAAATCTGTCGACTGTCGCTCAGTCTGGAACGCTGAGCTCGGCCAAATTTCAGCAGACAGGTGGTCTGCCCCTCACGTCTCCTAGGGGGAGCGGTGTCTATGCTCCGGTTCCCCAGCTCGCTCGCGTAGACACCAAGGCGACAGGCGCATACAGGTCTGTTCGCCAGCCGGTCTAAGGGTCCACGTCCCCCAAGGGGTCCTACGGGCCGCGGATCCAAGTGGACCCCTTCAGGGTCCACGTCCCCCAAGGGGTCCTACGGGCCCCGTGCAGCCTGCTTCCACGTTGCATCGCACGCAGCACACTGGTACATCCAGATGACATTTTTGGCATTCAACTTAATACCAACAATGTTTGACTCCTTGCCCTTGGTCGGGCAGACAACGCTTGGACACTTCATATTCGTAAAGCGAGGCAGCGTGGGGTCGTGCTTGAGGTACGGGTTGATGGAGTACTGAATCGACGTATCTTGCAGGAGATCGTGGTCGTAGACGATTGGGTTCGCCTTGGTAATCGGCTCCTCATACTCACACTGCCGGCAGGTAAGAAATGCCGCTCCAGCGCGCTCCTCAATGCTATACATCATGTTATCACACTTGGCACAGAACTTCATTGTGATTAGGTCTGCTTACTCTTTACTGCTTCCGTTTTTTCCAGCGTGGGTCCGCGTTCAAAATGGACGGATGTGCACAAAGTAATCGGCCCTAATAGTATCCACAATGCTCAAGTCTAAGCTGTCTGACTTTCTCAACGGCACCGGCAAGGAGAGCGACAATGATAAGAAGAAGAACGGCCGTGGATCCAAGGGAGAGAACACCACGCACAACGGTATGTCAGGGGGTGCTTGGTGTATTCCCGACGATGACATCGCGGAGTTCTATAAGCTGTATTGTGACTACCTGCGAGACAACGGACCTCTTCACATGACAGAGAAGAGCACGCGGATCGGTGCAATGCGTATCGATCTGGACTTCATCTATTCGGGTGCAAAGGAGAACCACTTGCACACGCAGGAACAGGTGGTTGAGTTCACGAGGGCGTACATGGACGAGGCGAAGAAGTTTGTACAGATCCCAGGGGCGGTGGAGATCTTTGTGTCGGAGAAGCCGGAGCCCACGTATTACAAGGACAAGGACCGGTCCAAGTCGGGACTTCACCTTGTCGTTCCTGCGATCAAGACGAACAGGTTCGTGGAGGAGGCAATTCGCATGAACCTGCTAAGCCGCATGCCGGAGTTCTTCCCAGGTCTTCCTCTGGCGGATGAGTGGCGAAAGGTCTATGATCCGTCTCCGCTGACCCACACGAACAACTGGACTCTGCTGGGGTCAAAGAAGAAGGAGGGAACGCCGTATCAGATCAAGTACATTCTGGATTGGGACCCCGAAACGGGTGAGATGAGCATTGATAACGATGTTCCGCTAATGACGACTCCGGATCTTCTGAAGAAGATGTCGGTGCGCTCTCCACCGTCCGAGGAGACTCCAATGACCGAGTACGCATCGGACCTGCTGAAGAATCGCATGCAGAATGCTGAGGAGGTGAAGATCTCTGGAGGCAATGCACTTCAGCCGACCCGTGGTCGTCAGGCCACGCGCGGTGACATGAGCTCCCGCGGTTCGTCTCCGGATAACACTGCATACCGCCAGTCATTGACGCCGGATATCCTGAAGTATCTGACAGATCACGTGTTTAATCTTGCCGAGTTCCGTTTCAAGGAGTACAAGGATTGGATTGACGTGGGTATTTGCTTGAAGAACATTCACCCTGAACTTGAGAGCGTCTTTCTGGAGTTCAGTAAGCAGGATCCCCGCGCAAACGACCGCGAGATTACTGCAAAGTGGCATTCCTTTGGATGGCGCTCGGATGGAGCACGCTTGGAGCTGCGGAACCTGCTGAAGTGGTCAAAGCTGGATAACTTCACGGGGTATGAGGCGATTGAGAAGACGAATATCGGGCGCCTTGTTAAGGAGGCGGCTGAGGCGGGTACGGAGCATGACGTTGCGCAGGTTGTCTATGCAATGTTCCGCGACAACTTCAAGTGCGCCAAGTATGGAAACAATACGTGGTATCGCTTTGACGGCAATAAGTGGTGTGAGACGGATCATGGAGTGGCTCTGCTGAAGCTGCTGTCAGAGGATGTCCGCAAGCAGTTCCGTGAGGGTGAGAAGGCAATGATTATTGCAATGGAGAATGCAGGTGCCTGTATCTGCGAAGGAAAGGAGACGAACCCGAACTGCGATTCGTGCAAGCACGAGAAGGAGAAGATGAAGTACGTTGGAATGCAGATCAAACTGAAGACGGTGAAGTTCACAGAGAATGTGATGAAAATGAGCCGCTTGCTCTTTCTGGATGAGGAGTTTGGCAAGAAGCTAGATGAGAACAAGAACCTGATTGCGTTTGCGAACGGTGTGTTTGATACGACGACGATGGAGTTCCGTCAGGGTCGCCCGGATGACTGTATCAGCTTCTCCACGAAGATTAACTACGATCCCGATCGTGAGTACACAACCTACGAGTGCTGGGCGGAGATTGACAAGTTTCTGCGGGATGTCCAGCCGGACCCCGAGGTACGAAATTACTTGGTCCGACGCTTGGCTACGTGCCTGCGGGGTGGTAACGATGCGCAGAAGTTCCACATTCTCACCGGCGATGGTTCAAACGGTAAGTCCATGCTGACGAATCTGATGAGCCTGACGTTTGGCGATTATGCCGGCAAGGTCCCTATCTCCCTGCTGACACAGGGCCGCGCCAAGTCGGCGGCGGCTGCACCTGAGGTTCTGCACATGAAGGGTCGCCGCTTTGTCACGACGCAGGAGCCCGACGAGGCGGTGCCCCTCAATACGGGTCTGATGAAGGAGTTTGCTTCGTGCGAAAAGATGGCGTACCGTGGTCTCTACAAGGACATTACGGAGTTTGAGATGCAGGCACAGATGTTCTTGAGCTGTAACGAGATGCCGAAGGTAGGCGCAACCGATGGCGGTACCTGGCGTCGTCTCTGCGTGGTGCACTGGCCGTCCAAGTTTGTTGCGAACCCGACGGAGCCCCATCACAAGCCGCTTGACGAGTCTATTCAGCAGAAGGTCATGAGTGAGGAGTGGGCAACGTGCTTTCTAGCGTATCTCGTTGCGCTGTACCGTGAGGGGAATGGTTGGCGTAAGCTCCCTGCTCCGAGCAAGGTTATGGCCTACACAAATGATTATCAGGAGGACTCGGACGCGATCGCCCGTTTCATCCGTGAGTATGTCATGCCTCTTCCAGCGGGAGAGGTTGGTGATCATGTGACGACTGGAATGATTTATGCGGAGTTTCAGCAGTGGAAGCGGACAAATGAGGTGACGAAGGGATCAACGGGCGAGCTGAAGAAGCGACTGGAAGGTATCTATGGGGCGCACCCTAGGAACGGGTGGACTTCCTTCCGCTTCGGATCTTCTTAGATCCACTGCGGCGTCCGCGACGGTGTGTCTTGCGACGACGAGCACCATAGACCGGAGGTGCTACGGGAGCTGCCGGAGCCGGAGCCGGAGCCGATACTGGGGCTGGGGCGGCCGGAGCGGGCTTAGCAAAGAAGTAATCAAATGGCCACATTTATCTTGTATCCTTATTTTTTACTGCTTACGGGCGGGCAGCACCGATGCGGGTCAGCACGTACGTACGGAGGAGGCCGATGGTGAAGACGACCAGAACGAACGAGACGACGAGGTTGACGAAGGCGACCAGCACCTCACCCAGACGGAGCGTGACGCCACCGATCGTGACCGTGAAGCTTCCGACACCCTTGCCGGCCGAGGCGGCGGGGGCGAGGAGCGGCGTCAGGATGTCCTCCGACAGCGACTTGAAGAACTCTCCAACAACACCTCCGAGGTAGAACGATGCGGTGAGGATGATAATATCTTTTGTGTCCAACATGTTTGTTTGGTTAAATCGTTAGATTGTTTTTTTGGGCGGCCCTCTTTTCCTTTGCGCGTTCATTAGCTCGGCGACACTGATCAGCATATTTCTCTGGATTGTCTAGGCGCCATTGTTTGACTCGTTCTCTTGTCTTTGTCTGATCTGCTTTATATGGGATTTGGCGTTTACGTTGTTCTTTCACTTTCTCAGGATTCGCACGTCTCCACTCCCGTAGGGCGGCGGCGGCATGCTCCTTGTTTTCCTGCTGCCATCGCCGATGAGTAACCTGTACCTGCTCCTTCAGCTCGGCATCCGTTATGATTGGTCTGTTCTTGTTGAGGCAGCGGACATCGTGCGCTTCACGTGCTCCTTCAATTTCTCTACGTTCTTCCCATAAAAGCTCTTCATCCGTTATTGTTTCAAACTCACGAATGAGAGTGATCTCGGCGTTCTCCCACCCCTTTAGATTGAAGTAGGCATAAACCGGTATGCCTTGGTGGGTCCGCCTGTTCCTGCAGATCCGGTGCTCGCTCAGGCGTTTTTCAAGCGAGAGACGGGTCGATCCAATGTAGAAACATCCGTCTATCGTGCTCTGAATTCTGTATACCCTCCCCTGCATAGTGTAATATGAAGAGACTTCTTTCATATCAATTCGTTTTTCCAGCATCTAGATAACTGTCTATATGGACACTCGCTTCTTTGGGCCGAGTGCTTGGCAACTTTTTCACTTGATTGCATTCACCTCTAAGCACCCTGACGACGTTCTGAATCAAATGAAAGATGTCCTTCCTTGCAAATACTGCCGTGCGTCAACCACGGAGTTTGTTCACAAACACCCCCTGCGTGGCGACCCTGGTAGATGGCTGTACGAGATCCACAACATGGTGAACGACAAGTTGCGGACTCAGTGCAAAGAGGACCCGGCGGTGGTGGATCCCGGTCCTGATCCTGCATTTGAAGCCGTGAAGGCGCACTATATGTCGTTGAAGCCGAACGCGGTCCCTGGTGCTGATTTTTTGGGATCCATTGCGACCAATTATCCGGATGATCCCGAACCCGAACAGATGGCGACACAACGTACATTTCTGCACGCCCTTCATCACGCCTATCCGTTTCCTGAACTTCGAGTCGTCTATGCAAACTACATAACAGCTCACGAACCCGAACTGAGGTCACGCAAAGCGTATATGAAGTGGATGTACGGATTGCTGAGTGCCTTGTCAAAGAAAGCAAAGGTGTATATTCGGTCGTTCAAGGGATGGGCACACCATCTTGCGTATTTCAAGAGCGGCTGCTCTAAAAAGACGTATCATGGAAAAACGTGTCGGAAGACAGCTGGAGGTCGCACAAAGGACCGTGATCATCGGCGCACATTCAGGATTGTTCATGGCCAGCTACTTAGAACCTAATCTTTCAATTGAATAATGAGCCTCGTGCTGGAACCGGAGGAAGAGGCTGCGTTGTTTATGTACATTCTAGATGGTTGTAAGGCCGGCGGCAAAGAGCTCGGTGTAAAATCCCACCAGCGTCCCCATAACTATTCACTCTGGTTCAGAGAGTACAACCGCAGCGGATGTAAAGTGACGATCCCTGCTATTATTGAAAAGTATGGCAAGGTTGTCAATGACAAGGTTACCTACCGTGGTCATGGTGTACGCAGCTTTGTACAGCCGGCAAAGGATGCCGATCGCATGATCGCACCCAGAATGGCAGACAAAAAGTTCTTTTCCGTTTCACGGGATATTCGCTCTGCATTTCAATTTACCGGAGATAATTGCTGTCTTTTTGAGATCACTCTCAAGAACGCCAAAGTCTTAGATCTTAGCACCGTCTCCTTTGCGCGCAGTAAGGAGGGAGGGATCTATCCTGCAGTCATTTCCAAAATTGTTGAACAAGAACGAGCAGAGCGTAATGAGAATCTGGAATACTTGCTCAACTGGGACCGTGAGATTCTTGTGTTGGGAGGTGGAGAGTTCACACCTCTTGGAGAACCCAAGAAGTATAAAAATGGAAAAATAGGTGAAGATGGAAAAATGGACGCGTATTCAACGACGTATACAGGTAAAACGATGGGTGGCCGGCGTCGGCGCACGTATCGTAGGAAGAGGAAGACTACTTCGTCTTAGGCTTGGGGTTTGCTTGGTTCTGAAGTTGTAGTCTAACGTGTCGTGCAGAGTAGACGTCGGCCTTCTTCTCCTTGGCGGGTTTCTTGAGTTCGCGACGTGTCTTAGGGGGATCCATCTCTAAGGTCTATTATTTACTTCAAACGATTTCCGTTTTTAACCACGGCGAGTTCCACGGCGGCTCTTGCGACCACGGCGAGAGCGGCGGCGACCACCCGCAGGGGCAGCCTCAGGGAACGCGCCCGTGGGTCCGCCCGCCGGCATAACACCATCAGAACCGCCCGACATCTTGCCCTTCTTGTAGGTTTTCTTCGCCATCTTCAGCACGTCGCCGAAGCTCTTTCCCTTGTGAGCCTTCATTGTTGCCTTGACGTGAGTGAGCCACTTGTTTGCCATTTTGTTTATTGAACGAGAAGTTATTGTAATCCCGCCGGCTTTTCAACGAACCCAGGGGTGACGCCTGATCCAGAAAACAGCATCCATTGGCAGCCATAGGCGGCGGCAATGCGAGGGTCCAGTGTTTCCTTGCCAAAAGTAGGGTCGGGAGCAACGATAGAGATTGCATTGCGGTTATACGCCACAAGCTCTGTCTGATCCCGAGGGTGCATGGCTTGACTGTACAGAAGGCGGCGTAGTGTAGAGTTGTTCCACGACAAGTTCACAAGCTGACCCAGCTCATTACCCGGTGGGACATCGGACACAAGGATCAGTGCAAGCTTCAGTTCATCCAGCGGGGTCTCTACAGTGACCCGATTGGTCAAATGACGATGAACCGTGGTCTTGAGGCACTGTGCGGCCCTGTTTAGTGTCACAGCGTTCGTCGTGTGCGACACAATAGAGAGAATGAATGGATCTGAGCTGGTCTGCCAAGCCTGAATGAGCTCCGTGCAGACCGAATCAAAGGTCCAATAGTCTACCGTATAATCGTATCCAAGGTTCAACGGAGTCTTGGCTACGATTGGTTTCCCGTTCTCGTCTGCGTAGAGATGAACCTCTAACAGACGGCGACCTGATGAAAGGACGGACACGGGATCTTCAAAGACACCGCCCGTGACATAGTAATCGCAGAGGCGCTTACGTCCCGTTGCCGCAGTGTCCTCGGCGTCAATGCCATCCTGCCAAATCGTATATCCCAAGATGCCGACGAGTGCCGCGCCAATTGCAAGCTCCATTACTTCTTGTCAGCTTCTATTTTTGGAGCAGTGAACAGGATGTGCCGAAATCCATTCATCACCTCGTCAGGAATTCGTGCCTGCATTGGAAGCTCGGTGAGACACGCATAGTGAAAATACAGGCAATACATTCCACACTCTGAATCTTTGAACTGATGGCGAGTGGAGTTGAAGGTCATTTTCATTGGGTTCTTGTGAATGCCCGTGGCGTCCCACTGCGTTTTCCATCTCCGCATGAGCGTCTTGATCTCCTTCTCGGGTGCGTGGGCATACGAATCAAAATAGGTAATGCGGGGATACTCAAGATCGGAGCGGACATCACAAAACAATGCGATCCAGTGCTCACCCGGTCCATCGTGGGGGTCTGTATTGAAGACAATACCAATCTGTTCGTGACCCTTCTTTGCCAGATCAGGCAACTTCATCTTGCACAATGAACTCACGAGACATTGCTGAGTTTCGCTTTGGAGATCAAAGTCAATCGGAATCGACCCGACATAGTAGTACTTTGCAAAGAGCTTGGTATAGTTCTTCTCTACCTTGTCAATGTCGTCCGATGACAGCCATTCATCTCGCTTCACTGTCCACTCCTTCGGAGCTTTGGGCCGCTGCATAAGAGACGCAACAATACACTCGGCCGATCCCGTAGAACACTTGTCGTTCAGACGGTGCTGAATGTTTGTCCATACTTCTTCAGGGGTCCCTTTTGGCACGGGGTCTTCTTTCGGGTGTTCCTTGTTGTATACGGTGCGCAACCGCTCAATCTCTTCAGTATCCAACCAAGACATTCCTTGTTCTAAAACGGATACTATTAAGTCTAGGAAAGAACAAACCAAATGGAGAGCCTCAAGCCTATTCTGTCAACCTACGCCGGTGTTCAGCGTCAGATCAACGACATCAATGTTCGCATCAACGAGCTCCGTGATGAGCGCCGCACAATTGAGCTGGATCTTGCCGCGCTGTATGCTTCAACTCGGGAGGAGCTTCCCGACAAGATTAATCTTGCAACCTCGGGAATGACCTTTTCGGTGAAGCGCCCTAATCAGTGGAAGAAGGGATGGTCGTTGTCAAAGAAGGAACTGAAGTCCTATTTGGATGAGCTGGTGCCTCAGCGAGCCGAAGAGATCCTTGCTGAGATCGTCAAGCGGCAAGAGGAGAAGATGGTGGAAACGGACTACGGCTTTGAACTAAAGGTTGCTGCGAAGCGGGACTGAGACTCATCTCAATCTCCTTTAGTGTAGCCTGAATGTCTGCAAGATGCCGCTTTGCTTGCTCGATATTCTCGCGTGGAAGGAAACCACCCCGGATACGAGTAAGATTACACACAAGGGAACCATTGGTGCTCAGCAGACGTGTAGCCAGGATGATTCGAGCCTTAACCATCAACGTGATATGACATTCTACAACACATTATTTTTAAGTGACTACTGCTTGGCGGCGACCTTTTGTGCTCGCTTGGCCTCGGCAATGCGCTTCCGAGTCATACTCACTGCCTTTTGGGCGCGATCAAGAATTTTCTTGGCGCGAGTCACTCGGCGAGTTGCGGTAAGCATGCGCTTCTGTTCTGCCTTTACGCGGTCGTTCTTCATTTATTAGATTAAGTAGATTAAATACCGTCGTCCACCCGGTCGGCGAAGTAGGCCGACAGCTTCTCAGACAGACCCTTGACACTGAACTCCCACACGCCCGTCCAGTTGGGGCGCATGACCTTTCGGATGTCCTTGATGCCGTCCAGAATGGCGTGGCGATCTACATATTTGCGATTGACGTGCGTCCCGTGCCACAGATGAAATACCGGACCCGATGTGCAGGTGATGCGAGGCTTGGGCAATGCGTCAAATGCAGTGTACGCTGGAACGAGTGCGGGTTTGAGGTAGGTGGGAGGAAACTTGACACCTAACCATGCGGCGGCTGACAGTGTGTCTCCACTTCCCGTGACACCATACTCAAAGAAGCCCACCCTGCGGAACCACTTGCGCCGGAACGCCCAAGCAAATCCCGGGTGAAGCTTGTGATCAAAGGTTTTTTCCCTGTTCATGTAGATCACCGATTCGCGGATTTGCGTGGCGCGAGTGTAGGTAATGTCCATCCAAACGGCGGTGGTGAAGGGCTGAACGACGTCGTGGTCGGACAGGGCAGAAGAGACTTCGGAGTACCAATTCGGATTGCCAAAGACAATGTCTGCATCCAAAAAGAGAACCTTGGAGTAATACCACGGAATCTTGGCCTCCAGCAGAGTACACAAATTCTCCTTGTGGAACATCACGGACTTTGCGTAGACATGAAAAGCATCCTTGATCTCGGGTTCTTCCCGATTGTACACCAACTCCAAGGTAAAATAGGGGATGTTGGCAATCTTGAGCTTCTCAATTGTGTAGAAGTAGTTCATGAGCATTCGCTTAGACTTTGCTGGATTGAAGAACACAAGTCCCACCGCCATATCCTTGATCAGCGGGGCTCTGTACCGAACATTGGCAATCTCAATCATTCTACCGGGATCGTGCTTAGGCAGGGCATCCGGTAGCTCAGTGTATGTCATTGACTGAGCGGCCCCCATTGTGTAGGAAAATGGATAAAAGTTTCAACTGGAAAAGACAACTCACATGACCGACATCTACTCTCCCTACAATGCCCGCAACCGCCCCTTCACTGAAAAGGACATTCATCGCATTCTACACCGTCATGGACTGCCTCATTACCGTGTAGCCAATGCACGGGTGTTCCAAACGGCAATGGTCCATACCACCTACGTCAAACGATCAGACTATGTTACTCCTGATGGACGACCGGCGTCTCTTGCTCCGTGTCCTTCCGGTGTTATGCCCTTGCAAGATGAATCGTATGAGTGCCTTGAGTTTGAAGGCGACTCGGTCTTGGGTGTTTGTGTGGCGACGTATTTGCGCCGCAAGTATCCTGAGAAGAAACAGGGGTTCTTGACCGATGCTCGTAAGGAGCTGGTCAACAACGAGCGGATTGGAGCGCTGTGCCAACAAGTGGGACTGGATACCTTCTATGTTATTTCTCGTCACAACGAGGAGTCCGCCGCGATCAATGGCCGCCGCAACATTCAGAAACTAGGAGATATCTTTGAGGCGTTTATCGGTGCCTTGTGGGCAGACTGTGGCAATCGGTTTCATATTGTCTATGCGTTTGTGACGACTGTTATTGAGGCCTACATTGATGTTCAGGACGCCGTGACCACCGTGACCAACTACAAGGATATCTTTCAAAAGTACTGTCAGCGTGAGTATGGAACAACACCCGTATACAGCATGCTAAGTGCGGTCAAAGACTCCAAGGAGATTCGGGTGGTCGTGATGGACGGCCCGACCATTCGTGGACGTGGACAGGGACCCACCCGAAAGAAGGCTGAGCAAATGGCGGCCAAGGAAGCCCTTGAGACAGTTGGCGCAGTTCTTACTGCCTAAATACCAAATCGGTAATGATTCCTCGTAGCGTCCCACAGTCCAGGTGTGTTCCGCGCAGGGCCCGACCGGGCATTGTACTCCGCCGCCATTGCGCGCTCTTCGTCCATGCTCATCGGTCTCCACTCTCTGCCGGCAGCAGCCGTACCGATTAGCTGTCCTAGGTTACTGACCCTCTTGTGAAGCTCTTTTTGCGGAATGATTTTCCAGCTTGCCTTTATTCCATCCCGAAACCTCCTTGTGATCGCAGAGAGCTCTGGATGTGTATTCTCTACAAACCACACCACAGTTAACAAGTCAACTATCTTCATAAGCTGTCCCATAAACTGCAGGGTTTCTTCCTCTGTCGTAGCACCCATGTTCAGATAGATCTCCTCTATATCCGCGAACCATGGATATGCACCGGTGTTCCCTAGCATGTATTTTTCAATATACATGCTCAACCGCATACCGTCTGTTCGTACTCTGTCGTAGTCCGTGATGACTGGGCATCCGTCTGCCATAATGCCCATGTTACTATCGTTTAGATCACAATGCGCGAACCTACCATTGATATGAACAAGTCCAATCATAAGATCGACTAACGATAGGACGTCACCTTTCCTAAACGTATTGTGTCGCAGCATGAGCGAACACGTGAGAGGGGGTTGCGCTCCCGCCGACCACTCTTTGTATAGTTTCTTGGCAGAGGAGCCGGAAATGAGGTTCTCTTGTGCCCGAACGAACGTTCCGAGGAACGTATCTGTCTTTACGTCGTAGGCGCCGATACTCGGATTTGTCACCATCTTCACATATGGGTCCGCAGCACCAGCCCCTTGTACCAATGCGTTTTTTCCAACCACATCGTCTTCTGTTTTTGTCACGTGTGCGACGATGTCTCCCAACCCCAGTCCGGGTGCGAGCGATGGAATAGACCCGACTGGCGGGGGAAGAAAGTTCTCTGTGCTTTTGAGACCGAACACCATCGCACTCCCGCCTGCGCCCAAGAAAACACCGCCCTTCATTTTACGCCCAATCCGCTTGCGTGTTCTTCTGTGCCGCCGTCTCCGTGTGCCGCCTGCTGATCCAAGTAGGGCCCGACACGCATTCTTGATGTCGGTCGTCTTTTTGTCCTCTACTGGAGCCGGAGCCGGAGCCGGAGCCGGAGAGCCGGGTAGGGGTGCAGACCCGGAAGCCGGAGCCGGAGAGCCGGGTAGGGGTGCAGAACCAGGAGCCGGAGCCGGAGAGCCAATCGGGGGTGCAGGTGCTGGTGGCGCGGGCGGCGGGGGTGCAGGCGCGGGCACGGGCGGGGCCGCTTGTCCCTGTGGAAAGAGCATATTGACGCCCATAAGTATTTTCACCCTCAGTTCGTCTCCGCTGACTTTGGAGTCCCATACGGTGTTGAGATAGTCGATGAATGTGTCCAGATCGGCGTGCTGGACTCTGGGAGTGGAATTCTTGAGCAGTTCGTAGGTCATCTCCACGATATCGTAGAACATCATGTACCGACGGAGGGTATCGTCATCGGGATTCCGTTCAAGAACGATTGTGCATCTGCTGAACATGTCACGAAGAGCAGTCAAATCAAAGTACCTCTCCTTGATTGCCTTCTTCATGCCCTTAACACCAATATACGTGCGCCCCCAGTCGTGCAGAACGAGGTGGTCGCCCATCCACGATACGTTCTCGTCATGTATATCTCCATGGACTATGCCCTCGTTGTTGAGGAAGACGACGTCACGAAAGAGTCTGCGAAGTTTCTCAATCATAATCGGATTGCGGGCCTCCGTTGAGCCCCTGAAGTCTTCATCCTGCTTGGGCGTAATGAAGTTGAGCTTGTCCTTCTGCTTTCCTATGGCCGTGGTGTTGTCTTCATCTGCCTCACATGGACCCCCGACCAAGTCCGACTCCTTGAATTTGGGCGTGCAGATGGCGACGGCGAGGTTAAAGGAGGCCGAGACATCCATGCCGTACTTCTCCTTGATACGCTGAATCGCCTCCTTTACCAGTGCTTGATTACGCTTGTCCTTGGCCGTGCCCTTCTTCTCCGTGATGCGAGAGACATAGTCACCTGGGGGGATTGGCGGGTCTGGACGTTTGGCGCACGCGACTTCTGGAGAATACACGCATGTATCGGCACCCGACGTGAGGAACGCTCCGCCCTTCAATTTCCGCCTGCGTGTTCGTCTGCCGCCCGATGGTGCAAGCAAAGCCCGACACGCATTCTTGATGTCGGTCATCTTTTTGTCCTCCACTGGAGCCGGAGACTCAGGCGAGGGAGCCGAATCTGGAGCCGGCGGCGGCGGGGGCGGTGGTGCCGGAGCTAAGCCGATCGCTTGCAGGATAGAGGGAGCGGGGACGGGAGTAGGAGTTGCAGTCTCGGGATTTGGAACGACACGGCTGAGGATCTTTGCCTCGGCGGGAGGCATTTGTCTATCGGCAGTTGCAGGATGAATTGCGGGCGGGTCGGCAAACAAACTAGGAATGAGTCTAATGACCAGTGAAGTTGCGTCTATACTGGGATCCTTGACAATCTGACCGAACAAGGTGTTTAGGAACGCTCGTGTACGGGGTTCGGATACGATGCCGTGTGTACGCGCGGGTCCGAGAAGTCCAAGCACATCCCATACGGAGATCAGTGCTTGATACGCACCGGATTTCTTGATGGCCTTTTTGTCCATCATCTCCTCTACAAGTGAAAACTGCACGGTGTGCTGGTTGTATCCCATCCAGTACGCCCTTTCGTGTTCGTTCCAGCTGTCTACATACTTGCTGGCCCATTTCTTGAACTCTGCCCTGTTTCTCGTTCCGCGCCCCCAATCAAAAATGACGAGCTGGTTGCCCATCCACCCAAGGTTGCCAAAATGTGTGTCACTGTGGGTGACATATTCCGAGTTCAGACGGGCCATTGCAAACATCAGATCCCTCAGGGATGTCTTGATCAGCGCATCTGGCTTGGTTCTGTTTAGGATGCTTGACTCCAGTGTCTCGTCCTGTTTCGGAGTCACTAGGTTCGTGAGGCCACTTTCATTTCCTTGTAAAGCCCCAACTGTGCACTGAGACCTCTGATCCGAAACCTTGAACTCCGGCGCACACGCCGAGTCGGCTAGATTGAAGAAGCTTGAGATGCCGAGTCCCTTCAGTGCAAGTCCATTGAGGGCCACAATGACAGCCTTTTGAACATTCAGTTCCTTGGAATCTCGGGTAATGCGAGAGACCAACTGTGTCCCCGCTGGCGCAGTGCGGAGGGTTTTCTTGCCCCTCTTTGCACAGGCGACGTTGGGAATATATACACATGTATCCGCCCCCTGTGTTTTGTAGGCACCGCCTTCCATTGTGTCAAAGGCAGAAGAATATATCCTCGCAAAGAATAAACTAAATGGGCGGTGGTCTTCTTCAGCTCGTTGCGTATGGTGCTCAGGATGCCTACATCACTGGAAATCCTCATATCACCTTTTGGAAGGTGCTCTACAAGCGTCATACGAACTTCGCCATGGAGGCGTTTCGTGTGAACTTCACCGGCTCGCCTCAGTATGGGCAGCGTGTCGTTGCCGTCATCAACCGCAATGCGGATCTGATGTACAAGACCTATCTGGAGGTCCAGCTCCCCGACACCCAGACTCTAAACGTGAAGTGGACGGCTGCTTTTGAGCGTCGTCTCGGCTACCAGCTCCTCAAGAAGATTGAGGTGGAGATCGGTGGTCAGATCATCGACACCCACTACGGCGAGTGGCTCTTCCTGTGGGAGAACCTGACGTCAGGCTTTGACAACTCGACCAAGCTCGACACCATGCTCGGTGGATACCTCGGTGGCACGGAGACGACGGCGGTGTCCTGCGGTGGTCGCCCGGCGATCCTCTACATTCCGCTGCAGTTTTGGTTCTGCCGTAACCCGGGACTGGCGCTGCCCCTGATCGCCCTCCAGTACCACGAGGTGCGCATCAATGTGACTCTGTCTCCTGCGACGGATCTGGTGACGAAGGGTGATCAGGCCACTGTTGCCGCCGCCGCAGCTCTTCTGCCCCAGCTCAAGGACATGGCGCTCTACATTGACTACATCTATCTGGATGTGGATGAGCGTCGCCGGTTCGCTCAGCAGTCGCACGAGTACCTGATTGACCAGCTCCAGTTCGGTCTCCAGCAGACGCTCACGACCGCCAATGCGCGTATCGACCTCACGCTGAACCACCCGGTCAAGGAGCTGGTGTGGGTGTTCCAGGATGCTCGCAAGACGGACTGCGGATCTACGCTGACCAACACCATTGGCTTCACGCAGCCGTTCAGCTACGATGACATCGTCAACCGTGCCCGTCTCCAGATCAACGGCCAGGATCGCTTTGATGAGCGCTATGGCGACTACTTCTGGAAGGTTCAGCCGTACCAGCACCACACGGGCGGCGCCTTCTTCCCGATGCGCTCTCAGGTCATTGCTCAGTCCGTGACTACGTTTACGGCTGACAATGTAACCCTTACCGGGGATGTGATGTCGATTGCAACAGGCGCTACGATAGGAGGAACCATCATTGAGGGAGCGCTTGTGACCAGCGCAAACCTTCCGGCCGGAACGATCGTCCAGTCCTACGGAACTGGCAATGGTGGAGCAGGAACCTACCAGCTCAGTGAGCCGGCCTTGGCAAACACCACGACGACTATCACGGTGACGTTCTCGCTCCCGAACGTCAACTACACTCCTCACGAGAACCCGATCAACGTGTACTCCTTTGCGCTGCAGCCCGAGGAGCACCAGCCGTCCGGCACCTGTAACTTCTCCCGCATCGACACGACCACGCTCGTGTTCGATAGCGTCAGCACGTCCGGTATTGCGCGGCCGACCAAGACCACCCCGTTCAACTTCCGCATGTATGCTGTGAACTACAACATCTTCCGCGTCATGTCCGGCATGGGTGGTCTTGCGTACAGCAACTAAATATTGCGTCAAATCAAAGTGAATGTCTGAGTTTCTTTTCACATATCCCATGACAAGTCCGAGTGGAAAACCAGCTCCAACACAAGCGTTAATAGACACCAAACGGGCGTTCATACAAACACTTCTTCGTGTCAATGGTGATCCGAGTGCGATAGTCGCGTCGCTTAGCTTTTCTACGGTTGCCGGTGAAGAC